TCATTTTTTATTAACATCCGATTTTCGGCGAGCTTCGATCATATGTACGTAAAATGCGTGAAACTCTTCATCCTGGCTGACAATAAGCTCGGGTGGTAATGACTCCCTTTCCTTATCCCACTGAGCAAGAACGTCCTGACACTTATCGTATGCCTCATCAACTATCTCAATGGCGGGCCTATCCGTGTTGATGTACGGGATCGTATATTTATTGAGGCATACTGCTGTTGGAGGACCATAACTGTACTCCTCAGCTAAAACAGGAGCAGCGAGAACCACAAAAGCCATTGCTATCCATTGCATTTCTGATTCGCCTTCGCCATTTCCATGTTACGTGGACAGCTACTCTCGGGTAGTTCCACAATTTCACCGATAATACTGCAACCACGAAAGGAAGTAATCTGGCACTGGGACAAATTATTCAAGGTTCAGTTTCACCGGTTCTATAAGCACCAAGCATACTTATACCCTTCCACAATTTTTCAAGCGCTCGTATTTCGCTTTCAAAAGCTCGGCTGGCGTCGGCCCCTTCGAAGCCACTGGCGCGGCCAACGCTCTACGAACAGGCGGAACCGGCTTCCCGGCCAGCACCCGCTTTTCCCACATATCGAGAATGTCACTGGCTTCACGCTCAAGCTCTTTATGGCTCAGTTGGCCATCAGTTCCCCGGCGCCGCAGCTCCAGACAGATGTGATAATAAACCGGCTTTGGCCAGGGATACTGCTCACTGCTCGGGTACCGAAACACCAGCTTGCGCCACTTCCAGTACTCAGCCATGACGTCAGCGGTGGTGATCCCCAGCACACAGCGGCTTTCCCTGCACCACTTGATGAACTGGCCTGGCGAAGGCAGAAACGGGCGATCCTGGCTGCGCACCATGCGCATGCCGGCTTCAACCTGCTCCAGAGTGGTGATCCCGTTTTCTTTGAAGGCCAGCACCCACTGGCGGCGGATCTCGTTCACGTCTTCCTGGCTGCGATTAACCAGGCTTGCCGGGAACGCGGCCGCCAACTGTACGAACAGCCCGTTGATAATCTGCGCCACCTGCTGCGTTTGTGCGCGCTGGGTGTACTGCTCAGGCAAGTTATTCACCACACGGCGAGCCTGTTCCCGGTCAAAATCGCGAATACTCTCGGCAAGGTTTTTCATTCCAGCACCCCGTCAATCCAGTCGGTGTTATGCAGGTCAATACCGCCCCGGGATGGCTGTGCCGCTCCGGTTGCACGCAGCCGCTTGGTAGTGAGCTGATCCCACTGTTTGCGCAGACTCGAGGGGCTCAGGATGTTGTCTTTCCAGAATTCGTCCCGGTTGGCCCACTGGAACAGGTCACAGATTTCATAGTGAGTACGCTTATCCTGGACGCGCATCAGCCTGATAGTGTTTGCCCATTCAGCCCAGTTTGGTTCAGATAGCGATGCGTTGACGGTGAGAAGCCTGTCGTATATCCAGCGAGCGGCCTTGAGGTCGTCAGCGGATCCCCATGATTTACCTGCCGGGGTGTATATCCCGTCAGCAGCTTCAGGATGGCGCGATAGAAACTTTTGAGTTTTCTGGTTTCGGGATTCGTCAGAATTCCGAGACGAGGATATTTTATTATTGTTCTTGTTATAGTCTTGGGTGTCTACCGTTTCCGGGAAGGTTTTTCCCGTTTTCGGTAACACTTTTCCCGATTTCGGGAAGGTTTTTCCCGTTTTCGGTTTGTCTAAAATCCAGGCAGAAAGGTCAGTATTTATACCGACCGTTTTCATCACGCCCTGCTTCTGACTGAAGATAATTTTGCGTTCTGCGAGCGATTTGAGCGCATCAGAGACATGCGAGTCACTCAGCCCTGTAAGCTCAGCGATCACCGTGTTCGTAACACGGTCCTGTTTCTTGTTCCAGCCGTAGGTAAGCCAGATCACCGCCTCAAAACATTGCCACTCCCGGCCTGACATTCTCAGACGAGGCTTGAGCTGTTGGATCTCGTTAGCGACCTTGGTATACCCGTTCGACAGGTCGGCCATACGACCTCCCGGTTGTTCGGTTCTGTGGGGGAAATTGATAATTTCAGCTGTGTTTGACATACTTAGCTCCGCAATTACACTCCGTTTTTGCACCTGAAAGCCGTTGGTGTTCGAGCACCACGGCTTTCGCCTTTTCTGAAGTCTTCACATCGCCCCCAACATGGTTGTGACCATTGCCAGCAGCGGCGCCGTAAGGTCCGGATCGACTCTGAACATTTCGAAAATCCCCTCGCCTAACTCCTTCAGTTTTTCCTTCTTCGGTGTATCGAGCATCAAAGCTTGCTTCGCCTCACTTACCTCTTTTTCCAACCTGGCCATCCGGTAGGCAAACGAGTCGTTCTTTACGACACGGTCGCGGTACCGAAGCGGTAATACAGACATGATCGCTGGCACCAGCTGTTCGACGTTTTTTCGGTACGATGCGGAGTCTTCTTTGTTGTCGAGCCAGCGGAACAGCTTCACGTTCCAGACGTCGGCCTGGCCTGAGAAGTCCACGCCATTAAGCTGAAGTTCTTCTGCCGCTTCTTGGATTTGAAGTGCAACAGAAACTCGCCCTTCTGACGCGGCCCAAGCCCGGACCGCAGAGCAGATATCGCGATGCTCAATATCCTGCGCTGCCGATTCGCTTGGATGACACGGGAATATCAGTCGATTAGATGAAGCTCTGTTACTCTGTTGGAATAAAACAATTTGCATTGTTAAGGCTCCTGATTGGGTAAACCATCTGTGGGGTTTGGGTAGAGATCTGGGCGCAGTTCGTGTGGTGTAACACCTGTCATCTTGAAAATTGGAAAGATGTAACTTGGCGGAACTATTCCGTGGTCACGATTCTTCCAATGACTTACAGACATACTCGTCACACCAAGCGCGATGCTGAGTTTTCTGGCTGAGCCAACGGCTTTAATTGCTTTATCGAGTGCGGACATACAATTCTCCTACTGATTAACAGCAAAAAGTAAACCACAGATTTATAATTATGACAAACCATGAATTTATTGTGCGTGTAAACCAGATATTTACAATGACCCTATGAGAAAAGAAGAACCCAACCTCGTTCTGGTAGAACGCCTTACTGAGATCACTGATCGCGGCGTTACCAAGGCGGACATGGCACGCATAGCTGGAGTCACCCCTCAGGCCGTAAACGGCTGGTTCAAAAAAGGAGTGATTAGTAAAAAATCAGCGCTGGCTATAGCTGACGCAGTGGGCATCTCTGTCGCCTGGCTACTCGGTGAGGATGTTGGAGAGAAAGACGGACTTAAACCGGACGAACAGCGACTCTTGGAGCTATACCGCCAATTGCCAGAAGAAGAACAGCAGAACATGTTACGAGTCGTTTCTCTTCGTTTGAAGGAACTCGATGAGCTTTATGCTAAATATATGGGACGCAGGCTGAAGGGTGATGAGGCTTAAATCGCCCACTCTGATCAAGTTAACATTCTGAACTTTAAGACTTTAAATTTTAAAATGCCCTATAGATAGCCATTTAGTATGACCAGCGAGTAACGTAAGTAAAACAATCTGAAATCCGTTCAAACCGCTTGCAACTAAAATTCAGTTGCACTAATTTTGACAGAGGATGTATCCTTCGTGGGAAGAAAGGAAAAGCTAAAGGCTAAGCTAGATGGGTTGCCCAAAAATTTTACATGGGATGAACTTGTTACGCTTATGAGTCAATACGGTTTCAGGCTACTGAATGCTAAAAGGGGTTCGGGACGGAAGTTCTACAACCAAACTATTGATAGATTAGCCATATTCCACGAACCTCACCCTGAAAACACTCTTAAAAGATACGTTTTAGAAGAAGTTAAACAGTTGTTGGAAGAGATTGAAGATCATGAATAACCTGATGAAGTACAAAGGTTACTATGGAAGTTCAAACATTTCGTTTGAAGATGGGGTCATTTACGGAAAGATCGAATGCATAACTGACCTTATCACTTACGAAGGAACTACTGTAGATGAACTGCGCTCAGCCTTCGAAGAAGCTGTTGACGATTATCTTGAAACTTGTGAAGAGCTCGGTAAAGCGCCAAACAAAACGATGAGTGGCACGTTTAATGTCAGGATCGGTGAAGAATTGCATAAAAAAGCATATTTAGCTTCTGTTGCTAAAAATATGTCTTTAAATGACTTTGTTAAGCAATCTATAGCAGACGCCGTTAATGATAGAAAAGAAATCCACTATCACTTTGATAAACCTAGCGAATTTAGCGAGACTGTCTCCTTCTCTTACTCAAGGAAGCGTACAAGCGTAACATCTTCTTGGGAGATAGCTAAACATGGAGCTCGGCATTAATGCTAGAAAAGATACGTTTTACAGGATTTGATATTGAAGGTTCATCTTTGTATATCAATGAAAATGACGACTCTGAAGGTGGTAAATACAATTTAAAATTTTCAGATCAGAAAGTTACACCACAAATTGACGAAGACGGCAACTTCCTCTTTATAGAAGTGACCCCTACAATGCAAGGGTATTCACGAGATAGACCTGAGGCAGAAGTTGATGAAGATGAAGATGTAATTTTCCAAGTCCAAGTAAAACTTACGTTAACGTTTGAGTGCTTCCTTGACGAAGAGTTAACTCAAGATATTTACAATGAAAACTCATGGTTTTTTGAAAATTACGTATATTTCTGTACTAAGCTAGCTATCGAGAAGATGCTGAAGGACACAGTTTTAGAGACCATATCTCTTCCCTGGTCTCCAGTCTATCCAAGAAGTTAGCAATAAACCCGGCAACTATGCCGGGTTTTTTTAACCTTTCCCATAAACACCATCGCCGCCCCCACTACGAACCCACCGTTCCCGACCAAAGTGTCGGTATTTTTTTGCCTACAATCCGCCTAAAACTTCACAAAAACTGGGTATATAAGCCATCGATTTACAACACATGAAAACCAATAGTTGACACAAATATAAACCAGTGATTTAATCATTTCACCAAGACGCACTAGGAACCACCAAGGCAGGACGCCCACGAAGTAGCCGCCGACTGCATATGAATAGACGGATGAGGTGGAGAGATTAACGCGCATCAGGTGTAAACGTTCCGCTGGCCGGCGATAAGGCAACCAAGAGGAGAGGTTAAGATGAGCGATAAAGAGTCAAACGCGATTAAGGTCAAACCGATTCTGACAAGTAACAACCTAGTATTGAAGGCTGCTGATGCTGCACTGAACGCAGTGCAAGACACTATGGGTAGTCTTCGCGAAGACGATCATTACCTCTATATGAAAATGGCCAGAGCCGCCCTCGATTCTGCACGGGCAGCTCTTGGTAATGATTAATACGTAGTGCCGATATCAATCCCGTATGCGTATTTAGGTTTTCTGAGACTCACTATAGCCACGCATTCTGGCAAGAGAGATTCGACTTTTTCCAGTAAAGCATCCGGTGTGTTGATTGACGGGTCCTTTGAGGCGAGAGCTAGCGCGAGATCGTATGCGACGGAATCAACCGTTCGCCCTGAATTGAAGAGGTTGTCTGACATAATTTTTACCCTTACTGGTTGTGTGAGAACTCCAGTATACCACCGAGCCTGAAGTGGTAAAAAGACAGGCATAACAAGGAGATCAATATGATTGATTACGCACGCAAACCAGGACGGCAGCAGGCCGTAAAACTGAATTTCTTCGAAGTGATTCTTCGTCGGCTCTGTTACCTGCTGGCGCAAAAGGGGAATCCAGATGTGTAACTCTAAGAAATGCGGTTACTGCGACAAGCCGGTTAAACCGGAGGAAGTAGTCAAAAGTACCCTTCTCTATCGCAACGGCGCACAGCTGGCGCGCAAAGAAAAAGAATACTGCTCTGAACGTTGTGCTTCGTACGACCAGATGGCCCACGAAAGCTAACGTAAAAGCCGCGCAAGGCGGCCCGTACGTCCGGTGCTCCCGACCAAAGTTACACCGGAAAACTACTTAAAAAACCAAAGTTCACCCAATGGGCGCTATCTCTGGCCCGGGGATCTTACATCCAAAAAAGAGGATCTCACATGGAATTTTTCCATCTGCTTAAAGCCAGTCAGAAGTCTGGCAAGAAAGATGCGGTGATTTGGTTCACCGCGAAAAGTGCAGCGCGCGCCAATCTCCAACTCGATGTGGCCCTGGAAGAAGCAGGCATTGAAGAAACTGGCCGCGGTAAAGACTATGCCAAACCGATCCGCACCGATTTCCCGGTATATAACGACCTTCCGGAAGAAGGTGTAGTGGATTACACCTGGTGCGAGCGCTACGGACTGCAGGACGACGGCCGCACCTGGCTGCCAAAGACTGGTGGTGAGTCGGCTGCAGTCGTGGACAACACGGCAGCACCGGAAACGCCCGTTAAACTTGAAGCTACAGTCGAGAGTGTTCCGCTTGAAAACCGCATTCCAGCGGTACGATTTGCTGTCCATCTGACCAGCGACAAATACCAGTCACACATCACTAAAGAGCAGCAACTGGCTGCCAGCGAAATGTCACTGGATGTAGGCAACACCTATCTCAAGAACTTACTGCTGGCGAAGAACGACATCCTTGAAGTTGCCGAACTCAGCCTGAACGCTGAGTGGAAACTTGTTCAAGCGATTAAGCAGGTCTTCACGCCAGATGAAGAGCACGAAGTAAATCTGCTTGCTGCTTTCATGACTGACTGGACGAGAACAGATGCCGGCGACCGCAATCTGTTAGTTCAAGAGTGGAGAGGCGGAAAGCTTACTCTTCTCAAATCAGAACGCACCAGCAACGCCGGGGTTGCAACCGGTCAGGATGTAGAACCTGATAACGGTATCCAGATTGACGAGAATGATGACGAAACCACACGTTATCCAGTCGTTCGTATGCCCTTCCGCAAGCAGCTACTCGCCCAGTTCACCGCCGACGAACTGCGCCACCACCTAACCCGCGAAGAATACGAAGCTATCAGCGTGCTGGAGATGGACACTGACAACAGCTATGTCCAGAACCTGTTGCTGGCGGCAGAAAACTGCGAAGAGGTTAAGGGTTACGACACCAAAGACCTGTGGCGCTATACCGACGCCATTCGCAAGGTGTTCAGCCAGGATAAGCGTCACGAACTCGCTTTGGTTCTCCGATTCACCAGAATCTGGGCTTCGACTGATTACATTGACCGCGGCACCCTGGTGCGCGAATGGGCTGAGGGTAATCGCATTTCTGAAGTAGGTTCTCCTGCACCTTTAGAACCAGCAAAGCCAGAAACTACAGAATCCTATAAACGCGCTGTTGCCCAGAACATGGCGAACTTGAGCATTGAGATCGCGATTGCTCAGCTGTACCCAGATGCAGTACCGGGACAAATCAACCGTACGCAACTCCTGGCCGCCAAAGAACTCGCTGACAAAAAAGATGAGTGGCACGCCAAGGCGCTCAAGGTTCTTGGTAAAACCACCGATATCCTCGACTACGACGCCAACAGTATTTTTGGAGTTACCCGCGCTATTTCATGGTCTGGAGAAGAAAGTACAACCGAACTGCGTAGCCAGGTGCGTGAGTGGTTCACGGCGAACGGCATCTATGAAAGCGGTGAGCGCTCTAAAGGCTATCCAGAATGGAACGAAGACTCCCGCGCGGTTCGTCATTCCACAGTGGAAGAACCAAGTACTCCAAGCCAGCCAAAAGTCGCAAGCCTTGGAAGCGGCGTGTTCTCCATCGATGGCCTGATGGATGGAAATACCGAATCGGTCATCAATACCAACTCAAATGAAGTCGAAAAAACGGAAAACACAGCGGAGACCACCAGCGATGTGCAGATGGAAACAGCTAAGCCAGAGAAAGACGAAGATGTTGATTCGGTACCACCGGGCAAAAACACTGATGCAGCTAATTCGCAGACAGATTCCGTAGCGCCGGAAGAGCAACGGTCAGAGCCAGTAATCGAATACCCGGCCTACTTCGAGCCTGGCCGCTATGAAGGTCTGCCGAACGAGGTTTACCACGCCGCCAACGGCATCAGCTCCACCCAGGTGAAAGATGCCCGCGTCAGCCTGATGTACTTCAATGCACGCCATGTGGCTAAAACCATCCCGCGCACAGCATCCAAAGTGCTGGATATGGGAAATCTGGTGCACGCCCTTGCACTGCAGCCGGAAAACCTCGAAGAAGAGTTCAGCGTAGAACCTGAGATCCCAGAGGGTGCTTTCACCACCACCGCAACTCTGCGCGAGTTCATCGACGCGTACAACGCCAGCCTGCCGACGCTGCTAAGCGCTGACGAGATTAAAGCGTTGCTTGAACAACATAACGAATCCCTTCCCGCTCCAGTGCCGCTTGGCGCCAGCCTGGAAGAAACGGCTCAAAGCTATATGGCTCTCCCTGCTGAGTACCAGCGTATTGAAGAAGGCCAGAAGCAGACAGCAACAGCAATGAAGGCATGCATTAAAGAGTACAACGCCACCCTGCCCGTGCCGGTTAAAACCAGCGGCAGCCGTGATGCGCTACTCGAGCAGTTAGCGATCATCAATCCAGACCTGGTGGCGCAAGAAGCGCAGAAACCTACACCGCTGAAAGTGTCCGGCACCAAAGCAGACATGATCCAGGCAGTTAAGTCGGTTAAGCCCGATGCCATGTTCGCGGACGAGCTGCTGGATGCCTGGCGTGACAACCCTGGCGAAAAGATTCTGGTTACCCGCCAGCAACTGGCCACAGCGCGGGCAATTCAGTCTGCACTCCTGGCGCACCCGACCGCTGGCATGCTGCTGACACATCAAAGCCGCGCTGTTGAAGTGAGTTACTTCGGCTTTGACGACGAAACAGGATTAGAAGTGCGTGTACGCCCTGACCTTGAGATTGAACTGGACGGCGTGCGCATCGGTGCTGACCTGAAAACCATCAGCATGTGGAATGTTAAGCAGGAAAGCCTGCGCGCCAGGCTGCACCGGGAAATCATAGACCGTGACTATCACCTCAGCGCGGCTATGTATTGCGAAACCGCGGCGCTGGACCAGTTCTTCTGGATTTTCGTCAACAAAGACGAGAATTACCACTGGATCGCCATCATCGAGGCATCCACCGAACTGCTGGAACTGGGCATGCTCGAGTACCGCAAAACGATGCATGCCATCGCCATCGGTTTCGACACGGGCGAATGGCCAGCGCCGATCACTAACGATTACACCGATGAACTGAACGACTTCGACCTGCGCCGCCTCGAAGCGCTGCGCGCTCAGGCTTAAGGGGGGTTTATGCATAACACTAACGTTACCGTTGCTGACCAGAACACCGTTATTAACTCCAACGTGGCTTTGTTTGATTCCCAGTATCTGAACGCCATCAGCACGTTCGCGCAAATTATGGCGCAGGGCACCGCCACCGTTCCTAAACACCTGCAGGGCAACCAGGCCGACTGCATGGCTGTTGCGATGCAAGCGGCACAGTGGCAGATGAATCCCTTTGCCGTGGCGCAGAAAACGCACCTGATTAACGGTGTGCTCGGGTATGAAGCGCAGCTGGTTAATGCCGTAATTTCACGCAGCGGCGTGCTGGCCAGCCGTTTTGAATATGAGTGGTACGGGCCATGGGAAAAGGTTGTTGGGAAATTCCATATCCGTAAAGGCGACAAAGGCGAGTACCGGGTCCCGGGTTGGACCCTGGCTGACGAAGCCGGAATCGGCATCATCATCCGCGCAACGCTTAAAGGTGAAGATCAGCCGAGAGAACTCGATTTGCTGCTGGCTCAGGCCCGTACCCGAAATTCTACTCTCTGGGCTGACGACCCGCGCCAGCAGCTGGCGTACCTGGCCGTCAAGCGCTGGGCGAGACTGTTCTGCCCGGATGTGATTCTGGGCGTTTATACCCCGGATGAGCTCGATGATCGCCGTGAAGAACGAGAGGTAAATCCCGCACCGGCGCAGCACGTTAGCCTTGCTGATATTTCAGGTGCCAACGTCACTACGTCTCAAACGGCTCAGGAATCAGCTCAAAACATCGATGCACTTGCAGATGATTTCCGTGATCGCATCGAGGCGGCTCAGGATATTGATAGTGCTAAAGCTCTGCGCGCAGATATTGAAACCGTGAAGGCAACCCTGGGTTCTGCCCTGTTCACTGAGCTGAAAAACAAGGCCGTGAAACGTTACTACCTGGTTGATGCGCGGAACAAAGTCGAAGCAGCCATTAATTCCTTGCCACCTTCAGATGAACCCGATGCAGCTGCGCGGTTCGCAGAGGTAGAGCGCGTTCTTGCGTCGTCTAAACGCCATCTGGGCGACGAATTGCATGGCCAGTTCAGCATCACCCTGGCGGATATGAAACCGGAATACGTGGACTAACGAGATCGGGAGGGGTAACCCTCCTTCAAGGAGAAGAAATGCGACTGATTAATCGAGGCAGTAAGCAATCCCCTTTGGCTCGCCAGGCATGTGATATCGCACTCGCAGCCCACCAGCAAAGATATGGTGATTATGGGCGCAGCAAGATGAAAGAGACCTATACGGTAAGAGTGGAAGGCGTGAAGGTCTGGGTCGAAGTAGTGAACTGCAAGGCAAGCTACGTTGCCACGGCAATGACCGGCATGCGACGACTGCGTTCTCTTCCCGGCCAAGCAAACTGAAACTTAAATATCACACTACCTGACTTTAAAAGCTCATCTTTATCAAACTGGAGGTTTTCATGGGACAGCTCGTTAGCCTGGAGGATTGGGCCTCCGGTCCAAACGGCTTTAAGCAACCACCATCCAGAGCAGCGCTGCACAGGATTGCAAAAACAGGACAAACAATGCCTAGGGCGCTGAAACAAGGTCGGCGGTGGGTTATCGATGAAGAGGCCAAATTCATTGGTTTACTCGCAACGCCGGTTCTTCCACCACACATGCCGAAAGCGGTGAAGACGCTTATGGAGAGAGTAATTAATGGCGGCCAGACCACGTAATCACCGGGTTAAAATACCAAATCTCTATTGCAAGCTGGATAAGCGTAACAGCAAAACTTACTGGCAATATCGTCACCCTTTAACCGGTCAGTTTATTGGTTTTGGTACCGATCAAGAGGCGGCCAGTCTGGCCGCCACTGAACTGAATCGTCTGCTTGCGCAGCAGGAAGTTGCCCAGTCGTTTGCCCTGATAGATATGGTCAGCCATAAGAAAGTTAATTCCAAGAAATCGATGCGGATGCGCCTATGGATTGAACGGTATCTGAAAATTCAGGAGGAGCGCCTCAGCAATAAAGAGATAAAAATTAATACGCTTAAATCAAGAAGGACATGCACAAACGTACTGGTTGAAAGGATGCCTGACATTGGCATTCAGGAAGTCACCACCAAAATGCTGGCAGCCATTACAGACGAATATAAAGCCAGAGGCAAAGCACGAATGGCGCAAACGCTCCGCAGCGTCTGGATTGACCTGTTCAAAGAGGCGCAGCACGCAGGCGAAGTTGAGCCGGGTTATAACCCGGCGCTAGCCACAAGAAAAGTCGTTGTCCGGGTAAGTCGTTCGCGACTGAACCTTGAGATGTGGAAGGCGATATTTGAAGCTGCCTCCAATATGGCGCCCTACGTCCAAAACTCCATGCTTCTGGCAGTTGTCACCGGGCAACGGCGCGGCGATATCGCCAAAATGAAGTTCTCTGATGTCTGGGACGGTCATCTCCACGTTGAGCAGCAAAAGACCGGGGCGAAACTGGCTATACCGCTCTCGCTACGCTGCGAGATGTTGGATATTACACTGGCGCAGGTGATCAAGCGATGCAGGGATCGGGTCGTAAGCCCCTGGCTTCTCCATCACGTGACCTCAAGCGGTAATGTGAAAGCAGGCGATCAGGTTGGCGAGAACAGCCTTAGTGTCTCCTTCAAACTCGCGATCGATAGTACTGGCATTTCCGTAGAGGATGGGAAAACAATGCCGACTTTTCACGAGCTGCGTTCTCTATCGGAGCGTCTGTATGAGGGGCAAGGCATCAATACCCAGCAGCTACTAGGTCACTCATCAGACAGGATGACAGCGCAGTATCATAACGATCGCGGTCTCGAATGGGTGAAAGTGAAGGTGTAGCTACGTGAATAATTGGACCGTATCCCCCTGCAAATTTCGCAGAATTCAAGAATTCATTTTGGGGAGGAATTTTGGAGGAGTTTTGGGGAAGAAAAAATCGGGCAAAAACCGGGCACCGCGCCCGGTTCTGCTACCAGTCTGAAAAAGCTCTTACGAGCTCAACCCGCGGTTATCCAGCATCGGTTCAATCCTCGGATCGTGCCCGCGCCAGTTCCGGTAAAGTTCAGCTAAATCAGTACTATTCCCGCGCGACAAAATCGCCTCGCGGAATTTCTGCCCGTTCTCGCGGGTTAAGCCGCCCTGCTCAACAAACCACTGGTAGCCATCGTCTGCCAGCATCTGCGTCCACAGGTAGGCGTAATACCCCGCTGCGTAGCCACCGCCGAAGATATGGGCGAAGTAGCTGCTGCGATAGCGCGGTGGAACGGCGGGCAGATCCAGCCCCTCTTTGTGCAGTGCTGCCGCTTCAAAGGTGTCAACATCGTCCACGGGTTCGCTGATGCCGTGCCAGTTCATATCCAGCAGCGCAGCGCTAAGCAGCTCGGTCATGTCATAACCTTTATTAAACTGCGTCGCGTTAAGCATTTTATCGCGCAGCGCCTCCGGCATCGGCTCTCCGGTCTGATAGTGGCGGGCATAGTGGGCAAACACCTGCGGATGGCTCGCCCAGTGCTCGTTGATTTGCGATGGGAACTCGACAAAATCACGCGGCGTATTAGTGCCGGAGAGGGAGGCGTAGCGCTGGCTGGCAAACAGACCGTGCAGCGTATGACCAAACTCGTGGAACAGGGTGACCACATCGTCCCAGGAGATCAGCGCCGTCTGACCGTTAGCCGGTTTTTGATAGTTGCAGACATTGTAAATAACCGGGCGCGAGGCAAACTCATACGATTGCTCGACGAAATTCCCCATCCACGCCCCACCGGCTTTCGATTCGCGGGCAAAGAAATCACCGTAGAACAGCGCCATCCCTTCGCCGGTGTGGTCGAAAATCTCCCACACGCGGACATCAGGATGGTAAACCGGAATATCGAAACGCTCGACAAAGCGGAGGCCAAACAGCTGGCTTGCAGCCCAGAATACGCCATCCTGCAACACCGTGTTGAGCGCAAAGTACGGCTTGATTTGCGACTCGTCGAGGGCATATTTCGCCTGGCGCACGCGCTCGGCATAAAAGGCCCAGTCCCACGCCTGCACGGTGAACCCGGCCTGCTCGTCATCAATCACTTTTTGGATATCGGCTTGCTCAAGCGTCGCTCGGGTGCGTGCGGCGGGCACAATTCCGCGCATAAAAGCCAACGCGGCGGCAGGTGTTTTCGCCATTTGATCGGCGATACTCCAGCTTGCGTAGTCCTCAAACCCCAACAATTTTGCCTGACGCGCGCGCAACGCGGTGAGACGCAGGATCAGTGCCCGGGTATCGTTTTCATCCCCTTTCTGGGTACGCGTCCAGCCCGCGTTAAACAAATTTTCCCGCGTCTGACGGTCACGCAGCGCGGAAAGTGCGGGTTGTTGAGTGGTATTCAGCAGCGGAATCAACCAGCGATCGTTCAGCCCTTTCTCCGCGGCGGCATGGGCGGCCGTCGCAATCTCGTCAGGATTGAGTCCATCAAGCTGATGAGCATAATCCACGACCAGCCCACCGGCTTTGGTGGCGGCCAGCAGACGCTGATTAAACTGGCTGGTGAGGGTCGCCGCCTTGGTATTCAGCGCTTTCAGCTCCGCTTTTTCTGCATCATTCAGCCGCGCACCAGCCAGCACAAAGTGCTGGTACGTCTCTTCTGCCAGCCGACGGGATTCGGCGTCCAGCGCAGCACAATCCTGCCAGACTCTCTCCACGCGAGAGAACAGCGTGTCGTTAAGCCAGATATCGTTCGCCAGAGCAGCAAGCTCGGTAGAGATCTGCTCCTCAAGCGCCTGTAAGTCATCATTGGTGTGCGCAGAGGTCATGGCGAAGAAAACGCTGCTGACACGCGAGAGCATGGCACCGCTTTTTTCGAGCGCCAGCACGGTATTGTTGAAATCGGGGGCGGCCGTTTGCGCGACAATCGCGTCAATTTCGGCTCGCTTCTGGCGTATCGCTTCATCGAATGCCGGGCGGTAGTGACCGTCGTTGATTTCGTCGAATCGGGGTGCCTGATAAGGCAACAGGCTGCTTTCAAAAAAGGGATTAGTGGCCGACAT